TAATAGTTTAAAAGATATTGTGGATAATAGATTCTTAAGAACACAATGGCCTGATAGAAGAGTTATGTTTGATAATAATATTGATTTTAAAAAGAATTTATTTGGAGATATAAGTTATTATCTAGATAAAGTAGTTACTAAGATCAATATGATTTTAAATACTCCATTTGAAAAAATAAGTTCATTACTTGATTCAACATATAAAACAGGAAATCCATATTATAGTGGAGCAATGACTTATGGTAGACCAAGCATTAATATGAGTTCTGCCGGTGAAGCTCCGACTATCGATATGGAATCTTCAAGATTAATAAGTAGGAATATAACGAAAGATAAGGATATATTTGAAGTGTTATATTCTGTCACAGACAATCTTTCATTGGTTTTTGATAATGAACAATTGAATTCATTTGATGTCAATAGAATTAGATATGCAATTGGAAATGCTATATTTAATCGTCCTGGGTTAGAAACTGAAATATCTAATTTTGTAGAAAGAGAAATTAGAAACTCATGGGATAAGGCTATAATGTAATGGCAACAATAGATACTGATAATTTGGTTTCTGATTTTATAGCAAATACAGAAGCTATATTTGAAGATAATATGAGAACTCTTGGTTTAAAAGAAATATATGATGAAGATGTTCTCTTGGTTCCAACAGTTCCATCATTGGCTTTATCTTGTATTTCTTTTTGGAATACGTTGAGGGCCATAGGAAGTGCAAATACACGTTATCAGTTTGATTTTATAGGTGATTTTTGGTATTATGATGCGGCTGTCAGTGAAGACATTAAACGTAATAAAATCATGGAAAGGGCTTATCGTATAGCAAGGCATATTATAGAACATGCTTCACTTAATGGATTTTTAACAAATACAAGGGCTGAAGTTAAGTCTTGTATTTATGCGCCTAGATTGAGATCTGGAATACTTATGGCATCGGCAAGGATAGTCGTAGTTGCTCCTTATCAATTTAGGGTTTCATCAATTGTTTAATCATTAGTAAGTCGCGAGAACTTTTTAACTATTCATCAGGAGGTTTATAATGGTACAAACATTCGGTCCAGCTGTCGGAAGTAAAGGGCAGATTGGATATAAAGAGGAAACTAAGTGGGGCCACCCTGCGTCTCCGCCTAATAAGTTCTTTGAGTTCCTAAATGAATCGGTGGTTAGTGAATATACTAACCTTGTTTCAGGATCTCTTAGGGCTGATAGGGCTATCCATAAGCAGAGGACTGGTTCTGAAGCTGCTGGTGGTGATATAGCTTTTGAGGTCGGCCCTGAAGGATATGGTACATTTTTAAAACATGCTTTGGGTAAAAAAAGAACCAAAAGAAAAGATATTGCATTTTTGCTTGTCTATGATGGTTCTGATACTGATTTAACCATTACTGTTAGTAGTTCAACTATTACTTCTAGTGATGGTGAATTGAATATTTCCTTGGCTCAAACTCATCAGCAGATCATCACTGCTATTAATGCTGTAGGTGATTGGGCAGCTTATTGTCCCTGGGGTAATGGTTCTACTGGTTACTTTCCATTGGCGATAGGCAGTAAGACTTCTGCAGTAACTACTCTTGGTGCTTCTGATTACACCATTAGTGGCAATCTTACTGGTAAATTAGAAACGCTTGCTACTGTTCCTATGGGTACGTCTGGCGCTAATCATCTTGTTTTCTTTCCTATTAATTTCACCTATGGCATTTATGAGCATACTATTGATGCAGATCCTGATCTTCCTCAAGGAATGACTCTCGAAATTGGAAGAGATATTGCTGCGTTTAATTACTATGGTGGTAAGATGAATTCATTACAAATGACTCTTACTCCTGGTGAAATTGTAACTGGTTCAGTAAATATGATGTTTAAGGGAGCCAGCACTATTAGTGATCCTGCTGTTGCTTCTGGAAATACAGGTGTTGATTATCCTGCTTTTGCTTTGGCTTATGCAGGTTCTGAAACTACTGCTGTCGTAGATATTAATATTGACGGCACTAGGGATATGTTTTATTTTGAAGCACCTAATAATACTAAGATTTATCATTTTTCTCTTGAAAGAGGATATTTTGATCATGATGGGTATTATTGGAATGTTCAGACTATTGGTGGATTGCTTGAATTCCTTGAATATGAATCTGGTTATTTCACTGTGACTCGTAAGCGTGGCGTTGATTCATCGCTGTCTTCTCAGTATTTGGCTGACTCCGGTGGTGAGCAAAGTATTTTGACTGCTACAACTTTCTACATGGATAATGATAATGCTCCTTATACTCCTTTGTTTAGAGGTAATTACATTGGGACTGATGGTGGAAGTAGTTCTACATTTTATGTAAAGACTGACACCGCAACGACCTTTAAGGGGTCCAGTGACAATTCTAACTGGAGTACTGCTACAACCATTGTTTATGGAACATGGCAGAATATCCTTGATGATAGTGATGTTGATACAGGGTTTGACATTATGTTCCCTGAATCGGTCACTAATGTAGTGGATGATACGTGGAGCTTTACTACATTTAAGGATGAGAATGCCAGTGTGTCTTATCAGACTGAAGATCCTTTTACTGGTTTTCAGGGTGCTGTAACTCTTGATGGAACTGCTACTGGCGTCATGGGTTGTTCTTTTACCCTCACCAATAACCTTTATGGTGAAAAGTATGAGTTAGGTGATCGCCAGAGAGCCGCTCTTGTTGCCCAAAGGAGAACTGTTGAGGGTTCATTGTCTCTTGAGTTTGATGATCTCGATATGTATCGTAGATTTGTGAATGGTACTGCTGGAGACATCAACATTACCTTGACTTCCGATGAGTATATCAATTCCAGTACAACTCAGTATTCTTTGGCAATTAGAATGCCTGAGATTAAGTTTTCTGGAACCACTCCAACAATCGGTGGGGAAGATATTATTCTCACTGACTTTCCTTTTAATTCTCTGTATGATGATACGGAAGGAATTCCTGATCTTAGACTTACTTTAACCAATGGTCAGGCATACATCTAAATATTAACCCGACATAGGCGTCTTGTTTATTCGGACGCCTATGTTGTAATAGGAGTTAAATAATGACTGGTCCTGCTGTAGGTGCAAAGGGATTTATAGGGTTTGGGCCTGAATCTACATGGGGTACGGCTGTAACTCCCACAAGATACATAGAGTTCTTATCAGAAAGCTTGAAAAGAAATCAATCCGGCGTTGTGAGTAATGGGATACAGCCATATAGAGGGGCTACTTCTTATAAAAGAACAACCATTGCTCCAGGCGGTGACATAAATTTCGAAATGTGTCCAGAAGATGTTCCTACTTTAATTTATCATGCTTTAGGAAGTGCTAGTACTTCTGGATCTTCCATTTATACACATACCATAAAACCAGATATAGATTTACCAACTGGTTTGACTTTTGAAATAGATAGAGATGTTGCATACTTTATTTATGCAGGATCTAAAATAAATACTTGGAGTATGAGTTTTGCTCCAAATGAAATAATAACAGGTTCTGTCAGTGTTTCTGCAAAGACAGAAACTGGAACGATAGGGGCAAGTGGTAACACAGCATCATATAGTTCTGCTAGTCCTTTTACAGGAGTCCAGGCAGTAGTCCAAGTTGCTGGAAGTAATTTTGGTGTAATGGCTGCAGACTTCACTGTATCCAATGATATCTATGAAGGTAAGTTTGAATTAGGTCAAAATTCAAGAGCTGCATTGATTGAACAGAAGAGAAGTGTTACTGGCAAGCTAAATATAGAATTTGATGATTTGACCATATATGATTTATTTGTTGCTGGAACAGAATCTACATTAAGGATAACACTTACTTCTGATGAACTTATTTCTGGATTTACCTATTATTCAATGGATATTTATTTTCCTAAAATAGTATATACTGGTGAAACACCAACTATGGATGGTCCTGGAATTATAACGGTTGATTGTCCATTTACAGCATTATATACTGATACTTCTAGTCCAGAAATAATTGTAACTGTAGTAAATAGTCAGTCTTCGGTTACATCATAATATGGAAATACTATTTGTTATATTGTTTTTAATTTTGGCAACTCCCTTAGGCGGGAGTTTAATAATGGAAATTATTAATAGATTAAGTGAATTTAA